AACGACTACCCTGCTTGGCTTAATACTAAGTTCGAGGTAGTTGACAACACCCTGATTTATCCAACAAACACAGAAGACTTTAACGACTTAGCAATTGTCTATCATCTTGAATTTAATATTAGAAATATTTTAACAAAGCCAATTGCATTAAGAAGGTTAGAGTTAGCATCTCAAGCATTTAACAACAACTCTTTCAATGCCGTTGGAACAAGGTTTGGCGTTAATATGTTTCCATATACAAGATCTGGTTTGTACTATGACTATAAGGCTAAAAACCCATTCAGTATTTATAAAGGAAGCACGCCATACTTATACTTAAATAGAAAAACGGGTATTGAAATAAGAGGAGACTTTGCATCAGAAGTAAATCGTGGTATAGCCATTCCAATTAATGAAAGTGCTGCCAACCCATACAAGATAAGCGCTGCACAAATCTGGATGAGATACGATGAAGACTTTTTCCCAAACACCCCAACAGAGTTATTTGAGATTAGGCACAAGGCTGACACCATAAAATTCTACATGGTAGCAGACAGCGAGACAGGTGCAAGAGGAAGAATCTTTGCTCGTAATCAATCAACAGGTCAAGATTTTAATGGTTTGTCATATTTCTGGAACGGTAACCTTGTTAGAGAACCAGTTTTAACTAAAAAAGAGTGGGGAGTCCTTGGTCTTGCTTTTTCTACCGCCTTAAACTTTGATTCTTTCCTTGGAGCAATTAATTTGACTGGTCCAATGATATTTAATAATATCGCCTACTATCAGGCTAACAACTTACAGCAAGTTCAAAGTACGTTAAAAAGACCTTGGCTTAAAGTAAAAACTGATGGAGTCACTAACTTCAACTGGGAGTTTTGGTTAAATAGTTTTACTTGGGAAGGCGTCCTTGTTATTTCTGCATCAGATGTTTACGGCATAAGTCCTGCAGATATCTACAAAACCTACGTGGGAACTAATAAGATTATCATTGATGATGATGCGGGTATGATTTTTGATGCTGAAAAGATAAAGATTTATAATAACACTGTTTGGCAGACCACTGTTCAAATTCCAGTATAATATGCTATACTGATGGTTATGGATAATGAAATTCTTAAAAAAGTTGGTAATGTCCGTCGCAAAGTAATTGAAAAAGACTACGACTGGGGTCTTTATGTATACCAAAAATCAAATGGTTCATGGTTTACTGACGGTAGTGGTAGCGTTTTAAACATACCATCAAACCGTGGAGACATTTCAAAAATTTCAGAGTTAAAGAAAGCCGCATTACATTATGGTGATGATGGTGAAGGTAAGGTAGTTTTTGTTCCTGGATTAACTAGAATTAGCGAGGAAGAACATTCTGAACAATTAGATAGAATGAAGAATGGTTTAATTCCTTCCATGAATGATCATGGTGCTTGGGTAGCAGCACGACAAACCTATGATAAGTATGGTAGCAATGAGTGATGATTTTGTAAGAGTTTCATTAAATACGCAAGACGAAGAAGAGAATGCTTTTGCCAAACAAGATCCTTTTAATAAATCTTGGGATGACTTAAAAGATTTAACTGGTTTAAATCAAAACTTTCGTAGAAAAACTTCAAGAAACGTAACAAAGGCAATGGTGTATGCCACAAACGAATATTTAGATTCTGCTAACGCTAGCCCTTCAGGAGTAGATGCGGGATCAAAAGCAATTAATCCTGGCACGGTATACAGAAATGGTTACGGACTATTTGATGTAATTACCCCTCCGTATAACATGTACGAACTAGCAAATTTCTATGACACATCATTTGCTAATCATGCTGCTATTGACGCTAAGGTAGAAAACGTAGTTGATCTTGGCTACCGTTTTGATATTGCAGATAGAACGATGCTAAGGTTTGAAATGAATGAAGATCAAGCAGCGGTTAATCGTGCTCGTAATAGAATTGAAAGAATGAAGTTTGAATTAAAAGATTGGCTAGAGGGTCTTAATGATGATGATTCTTTTACTAAGACAATGGAAAAGTTTTACACAGATGTTCAAGCAACTGGTAATGGCTTCCTTGAAATTGGCAGAACAGTAACTGGAGACATTGGCTATGTTGGTCACATTCCAGCAACAACTATGCGTGTGCGTCGCCTACATGATGGCTTTGTTCAAATCATTGGAAACTCAGTCGTTTACTTTAGAAATTTTGGGGCTAAGAATCCAAACCCAATGACAAATGATGCACGTCCAAATGAGATTATTCACTACAAAGAATACTCTCCTCTTAATACATTCTATGGTATTCCAGATATTATTGCTGCTATGCCATCACTTATTGGAGATCAATTAGCGTCACAATACAATATTGATTACTTTGAAAACAAGGCTGTTCCTAGATATATCGTAACCTTAAAAGGTGCAAAACTATCTTCTGATGGTGAAGACAAGATGTTTAGGTTTTTACAGACTGGGCTTAAATCTCAATCTCACAGAACCCTATATATCCCACTTCCTGGAGACACTGAAAATAACAAGGTTGAATTTAAAATGGAGCCAATCGAAAACGGTATTCAAGAAGGCTCATTTAAAGAGTATCGTAAACAAAACCGTGACGATATCCTTATTGCTCATCAGGTGCCAATTTCTAAACTTGGCGGTGCTGATTCAGGTATTGCAGCAGCCTTATCACAGGATCGTACCTTTAAAGAGCAGGTATCTCGTCCAGCACAAAAACACCTTGAGAAGGTTGTTAACAAACTTATTCGTGAAAAAACAGATATTCTTGAACTTAAGTTTAACGAACTAACTCTTACTGACGAAATTGCTCAATCTCAAATTCTTGAACGCTATGTAAAAACACAGGTAATGACTCCAAATGAGGCTCGTGAAAAGTTAGATTTGCCACAAAGAGCAGATGGCGATGACCCATTTGTAATGTCTCCAAGACAGGCAACCGATGCTAGAGCAAACTTAGCGGGTAACAGAGAAAGAGATAGAGAACGAACAAATAACAACTCAGATTCTCCAACTACCATATCTGGTCGTAATGCACAGGGTGAAGGTAGATCGTCTCAATAATTGAGATATACGTAAAAATGTTTGGTATAATGGTAACGATATGTTAATAAATAAAGCACACTGGGAGACAAGTGGCGACAGTGTTCGTCTATCAATGCCTATTGGCAAGGTAGATATTGAACGTCGTATAGTTTCTGGTTTTGCTACCCTTGATAACGTTGACAGACAAGGTGATATTGTAACTACAGAGTCAAGCCTACAAGCATTTAAGAGTTTTCGTGGTAACTTACGTGAAATGCATCAGCCAAGTGCTGTTGGAAAGATTGTATCATTTAAAGAGGATCGCTATTTTGATCCATCAACAAAGAAATTTTATAGCGGAGTCTATGTATCTGCTTATGTATCTAAAGGCGCACAAGACGCTTGGGAAAAGATTTTAGACGGAACATATACTGGTTTTTCAATTGGCGGTAACATTAAAAATTGGGATGATGCATTCAATAAAGATTTAGATAAAAACATTCGTATTATTAAAGAATATGACTTGCATGAGTTGTCCTTGGTTGATAATCCAGCAAACCAATTTGCAAACATTGTATCTGTCCAAAAAGTAAATGGACAAAACATTGTTAGTGGATATTTATCAAAGGCAGAAATAGAAAATGTTTTTTGGGATTCAGAATCAGGTATTGTAATGGTTTCAGAATCTGAAAGTGAAAATAGCCCTACATCTGGTAAAACAATGCAAAACATTGGTTTTATTGAGAAGGGTGACAAAGATAATATAGAAATGATAAAGTTCTTAGTTGATAGTGCTAAAGGCATTAGTACAATTAAGATTACAAAGGAGGTTAGTCCTATGACTGAAGCAACAGAAGCAGTGGTTGACACTGCAGTTGAAGAAGCAAAGGTCGCTCCAGAGGCACAGCCAGCAGCAGTTGAAGAAACTGTTGCAGTCGCTGAGGTAGCACCAGCAGTTGAAGAAGTTGCTGTTGCTGCTCCAGAAGATGGCAGTGCAAATTCTTCTATTGAAAAATCAGAAGAAGGAGAAGTTGTTGCAACAGAAACTGCTGTAGCAAAATCTGACGAAGTAATTGTTGAGGCAGTTACAGAAGTTAAGAATTCTCTTACAAATGCCTTTGGCGATCTATCAGCAACAGTTAAGTCTCTTCACGAGCAAATTGTTGCATTAAACAAATCTCTTAACGTTGTGTCAGGTGAAGTTAAAGCCGTATCTGACGAAGTAAAAGATGTTAAGGGTTCTTTCAATGAGTTTGGCAAGCGAGTAGATCTTGTAGAACAAGATACCGCTTTCCGCAAGTCTGGCGATCTAGGCGAGATCGTGCAGTTTGAACCGTCAAAAGTTCAGAAATCCCTATGGGGCGGTCGTTTCCTCACATCAACCGACCTATTTAAATAAGATATAAATCACTAGGAGGTGAACAATATGTCAGAAGAAAACAAAGATCTAGAAAAGAACTATCCAGGATCAGGCGGAGCAGGCAATGAGATTAACTCTCAAGGCGGGTTCGTGTCTGGTGGCGTTGGTAGTGCTACTGGTTTGGATGATGCAGGAGCATCTGTAGGATCCCAACTTGGTAACACAGCAACTGCTGGATTTGGTTCAACCACTGGCGCTAACGCTGTTAACCCAACAGGTGTAGCAGGCGGTATTCTAGCACCAGAGCAGGCTCGTCGCTTCATCGACTACGTGTGGGATGCAACAGTTCTCGCTAAAGATGGTCGTAGAGTTACAATGCGTGCTAACACAATGGAGATCGAAAAGGTCAACGTTGGAGAGCGTGTTATCCGTGCAGCCGCACAAGGCGCAGTAGATTACACAAACATCGGTGCTACATTTACAAAAGTTGAATTAACAACCAAAAAGATTCGTCTTGATTGGGAAGTATCAACTGAAGCACTTGAAGACAATATTGAAGGTGGAGCACTTGAAGATCATCTAGTTCGCTTGATGACCAATGCTTTCGCAAACGATATTGAAGACCTTGCTATTAATGGTCTAGGAACAGGCGCAGACGCCTTCCTTTCAATCATGCCTGGCTTCATTAAGCAAACTCGTGGAACAGTAGGAAATGCTGCTCACGAATATGCTGCAACAGTTGCAGACGACAACTTTACTACAACAGTAATGCAAGGCTTGCTATTAGCAATGCCTCGTAAGTACCGTGCACTTAAGAGCAATCTTAAGTTC